GCAACTTGGGCAACGACCCTGAAATCCGCACTATGCCAAATGGCGAACAAGTAGCGAATATTAGCGTAGCAACCAGCGAAAGTTGGACAGATAAAAACTCAGGCGAGAAAAAAACTCAAACCGAATGGCACCGCATTGTGTTCTATCGTCGTCAAGCTGAAATCTGCGGACAATATTTACAGAAAGGCTCTCAAGTGTATATAGAAGGTCGCTTAAAAACACGCAAATGGCAAGATAATAACGGCCAAGATAGATATACAACAGAAATACAAGGCGATGTTTTGCAAATGCTAGGAGGTCGCCAAGATGAGCCAAAGTCGCAAAGTAAATCACAATCAAAACCAAATAAACCTGACCCATTAAGCGCAGCAGCAGAACAAGATGGGTTTAATGATATTCCGTTTTAGCGGTTAAAATTAATTAAAAGTGAGGTTAAAAATGAGAAAAATTATTCAAATTGCTGTGTCTGAATCTATGGGTTATGACAATGACTGCGGGGGTTTAGAGCAATCAGAAACAATTGTTGCACTGTGTAATGACGGGACATTATGGCGTAGATGGTTAAACACTGTTGGTACTAATAGAAACGAACCTAAATGGGTAAAGATCGAAAATGTTCCGCAGGATTAGAAACTATGACACAACCAAATGAAATTAACATCAAAATACCCTTACATAAATTCCAAACATTAATGCTCTACTATGTCCGTGAAACACTCAACAAAAGTGGGAAATCGGTTTTAATCTGCGTCAAAGATGTCAAAGAATATTGGCTGGTGTTAAATAGTTACACGAGAGAATGCATTGAGCACAATGTTAAATCTTATGTAAATGATAATGGCTATTTGCTCAAAAGTGATTATTTTAAAGATGACTTAACCGCTTGGAGTGAGTTAGCCGACTGGATAAATGAAAACCGCAGTAGCACATCAACAACGGCCACAACAGCAAAACCGCTTGTGCCTGTGTTACCTGTGGTAAATCTTGGTAATCAAAAATAGAAATTAGTATTTAACAAACCCAATAGGCGTTCCAAGTGAGCGCCTATTGTTTTAATGGAGAAAGGAAATGAAAGAATTTAACTTAGATGCAGCTTTAAATGGCGAGCCTGTAAAGCTCGCTTGTGGAAGAAAGGCATATATACTCTACGATTTAAGTAGATACCCTGAATTATTAAAACACGCAAACAGACGACCTTTAAACGGACTTGTTATGTCTGATTGTGAAGAGAATGACTGCTACCCAGCTAGCTGGCTTTCAGATGGCAAGAATTCGTTTGATCAAGATAACGTAATCGGAATGTGGGAAGATCCAAAGATTAGTGCTAAAGATTTACCTAGACCGTTTTATCCAGAAGAATCTAGCGATTATTTTTACATCTTAGACGGCAAAGTGATTTATAACTCAAATTATTGTAATAACAACATTATTTCACGACAAAGAGCAATCAATGGGCAATGTTTTCGCACAAAAGAAGATGCTCAAAAATGGCTTGATTTTATGAAGAATATGATGGAGTGAGTATGAAAGCATTTATAGAATGGCTATTCTATCTATTGACTGGCGCTTTCATCATTGCGATGGCTGGAGCAGGAATAGGATTATTTCTTGGCGTTGCGTGGAAAATTATTCGATTGGTGGTGTGATATGAGCGAATGGATTAAATGTTCGGAGCGGTTGTCAGGGATAAGAATGAGATTGGGGAAGATATGAAAGTGCTAGATGAACATATCCTTGAGTATATTTGGGACGAAACATTAGACCGCATCTTACTAAGTAAGGATTAAAAAATGAAAAAATATTTTGCTTATGACGCGTTAGAGCGCGAATTTACAACACACGACACACTACAAGAAGCTAAATCACAAGCGCAAGACTGTGTTGATGAAATTTTTGATATTGGTGCTGATAATGGTTTCGAGGATGAAATCGAAGACGGCATAAAAGAAACGTATTTTGGGGTTGTATTAGGTGGGTTTGATTTACTGACCAGACCGCTCACCGAAGAGGAAAAAGAGCTCTATGCAGATAAGTTCACTCACATGGTTGAAAATCCAGTGCTTGTTGAGTATCCACAAAATGAGTGGATTAAGTGTTCGGAGAGATTGCCTAAACCAAATACAAGAGTATTGATTTGTAACCGAGACAAAGAAATTAGGTGCGCTTTATATCAAGAATTAATTGGGTTTGGTTACATCCCTCTTTATGGCGAAGTTACACATTGGCAACCACTTCCACGACCGCCAGAAGATTTATAATTAACGAGATTATTAAAGCATTGTGCTATCATATTCAAAAATTTTAAGGCGGTGAATATGAAAGATATAGAGATTAAAACAAATCACCCTCCATTATCTGCTTTACATGAAAGTAAATGGATTAGATGCGAGGATATGTTGCCGAGAGACAATAATGATGTATTGGTTGTAGTTATGGATAATGGCAACCAGGAAATCAGGATTGGTTTCTTAACCAATATTTGTTGGTATACATATACAGACGATGATAAGCTTGCGAAGGTAACTCATTGGATGCACTTGCCTGACTTACCAAAAGATTAAATGATAAATAACAAATAACCGCCTACGGGCGGGTTTTTTTTTTTGTGTATATATGGAGAAAAAATTTTTTTTTATAATGCAGTCCAGAATTATTAGCGTTAATAACTGGATATGTTTGTCCTAAATATCAGATGAAAAGCTTAAATGAATTCGGAATTCCTTTCCTGCATCCAAAAGGAAATAGAAAATTCCCGCTTGTGTTACGATCTGATGGTGACAAAATTTTGAAAGGTGAGAAAGTGCAGCCGATTACACAAACAAAGGAAAGACGGCGGTCTGCAGTATTAAGTTAGTAAGGGGGATATTATGGCACGTCCAAGAAAACGAATTAATCAAGGATTGCCACAAGGTTTAGTGTGTCGGAATCGAAAAAGAGCGGATGGCTCAATCGTGGTTTATTATTACTACACGATGGCAGATAAAAAAGAAGTTGCTTTAGGTAAAGATAAGCACATTGCTATTCTGGAAGCAGCAAAGCTGAATATGCAGTATCTGACTAAAAAAGATAATATCCTTTTTATTGAAGTGCTTGAGCGATATGAAAAAGAAGTTGTGCCGCTTAAAAAAGCGAAGAACACTCGAAACTCAAACATTCAGGCAATAAAGAAATTACGCCAATACTTCCAAGATCCACCATTTACCCTTGATGAAATACAGCCTATACACATCCGTGAATATTTAGATTGGAGAAAAGACGTTAAACCAACCGCAAATATCGAAGTTGGGTTATTTGGCCACATTTGGAGCATGGCGAGAGAATGGGGTTACACTGAAAAGATCAGCCCATCAACAGGGGTTAAAAAATTCAAAGTGAATTACCGTGATGTGTACATTGAAGATTATATCTTGGATAAAATCTACGACTGCGCCACAGGTGATATGAAGGACATTATGGATGTGATGTATTTAACCGGACAACGCCCAATAGACGTGGTAAAAATCCATAGTTCACACATCTACAACGATTTACTGCATATTACACAGCAAAAAACAGGTAAACGTGTTTCGATTAAAGTTATAGGTAAACTAAAAGAGATTATCGATAAGCGGATCACTGAAGAAAATCAGTTCCTATTTACGAATAAATGGGGGCGAAAGCTCGAGCGTAGATCACTTACAGATTATTTCAAGGATACACGTAATGCGGCATCAAGAAAATATAAAGAGCTAGCCGAAGAGATCAACCAAGTGCAATTGAGAGATCTTCGCGCGAAAGCAGCAACAGACCTTTCATTAATGATTGATGATGAACGAGCAAGAAAACAACTTGGCCATACTTCTGCACGTACCACTCAACATTACATCAGAAAAGAAAAACCACTCAATCCAACCAAATAAAAAAGGCCCTTCATTTGAAGAGCCTTTTTTTTTGTCACAAATCACGTTCCGAAACGTTTTTAAAACCCATTGATTTTATTAAAGTTTAAAACCTAAAAATAAGAAAAGGTTTCGGAATTAAAATTGACTTTAGATAGCGTAAATACTGGATTATGCTCTTTTGAAGTCAATGTGAACCAATTTTGGTTTGAATGGGTGACGTTGCATTGCTTGTACTTTAACTGCAACCTCTTTACCACCGATCACTAAAGTAATCACTTCAGAATAGAAAGATTCATGTGCTTGCGCGTTGTTTAATTCATCATGGTTTAAGATGATTGAAACTGGCTCTTCGCTGCCACCATAAACGATTGCAGGAATTTGACCATTATGACGCAGGCGGCGGCTCGCACCCTTACCTTGCGCTGTACGAACTTCAGCGTTAAATTTAAATGCCATTTTAATGTTCTCTTTTAATCAATGTTAAAAGAAAGAAA